TTCAGCAAAGCCGATGTGACCTCGGTTAAGGCAGCCATTACCCGGCGAAAGGACACGTTTCGCGCCCCGTATGAGCGCACCAGTCGCAACTACCGGCGCGAGTGCGTGCTCTCGGGCACAACCAACGAGAATGAGTACCTGCGCGACGCCACCGGTGGCCGAAGATTCCTGCCTGTTCGCGTGCAGGACTCGGCCACGATCAACATCGAACGGCTCGGGGCAGAGCGCGATCAGCTGTGGGCTGAAGCGGTGCAGCTATTCCGCGATGGCTTTAAGTGGTGGGAACTGCCGGGCGAAGCCGAGGATCAGCAGGAATCGCGCTACCTCGGTGATAGCTGGGAAGATCGGGTGGCGCGTTGGCTGGCCGGTAAAGACACCAGCGACAACGCGTACCCCACGCGCATCACCGTGGGCGTTGGAATCGACTACGTGACCACAGATGAGCTGCTTGAGTACGCGGTAAAGCTCGACAGGGCGCGCCACGATCGGCAGGCCCAGATGCGCACGGCCAACGCCATGAAGCGCTTGGGATGGCGACAGCAGCGCGTGCTCACCGAGTTTGGTCATCGTGAGCGCCAGTGGGTGCCAACGAAGCTGCCTGCGCCAGCGTGGAGGTCGAGTGATCCGCCTTTCTAGGATGCGACCCGACCTCGGCCCAACCTCTTCCCAACCTCTGCCCGACCTCGGGCCGCTTCACTGCGCCCTCTTCCCAACCTACCCGACCTTTACGGCATCGCGGGTGTATAGAGCTACCAGCGGTGTTTCTGTCTTTGTGTATGTATCTAACAGGTTGGGTAGGTTGGGTAGGTTGGGAAGAGGGCGCAACGGTGCGGCTCTCCGGGCGCCCAACCTCTGCCCGACCACCCCAAGGTCGGGTTCTTCGGGGCCCGTCGCTTCACGCTTTGGCTGGGCTGCCGCATGACCGCCACCCGCCGAACCAACGGCTTCACTAGGGACGGCTATGCCGTGCAGGGGCGCCAAGGCATGAGCAGCGTTAGGTTTTATCTTCACGGGTCCCTTCTGGGCGGGTCTATCGCGGGGCGTAAGGCGCGCAGTTTGCGTCAATGTTTTGGTTTTGCTTCTTGGTTCCAGCTGCTGGTGGGGTTCCGCTCGGCTGGTGGGTGGTTCCGGTGACGCCCGGTAAGCCCTACATGACCACGGCTGAGTACGCTCTGCACCGCGGGGTCAGCGACTCGTACACCCGCCGGATGCGGCGCGAGCACCGGCTGGTGGAGTCGGTGGACGGCAAGCTGATCGACGTTGCTGCGTCGGACGCGAAGGTGTTTTCAACGAGCGACCCGGTGCGCGGCGGCGACCGCAGCGGCAAGCCTGCGTGCGCAGTGGTTGATGCTGGCGCACCCATCGGCACCATCAACCCGCTCGCCGATGCGGTCGACCTGCGCGAGGCGATGAGGCGCGAGCGCCTGGCGCGTGCGCGGCTGGCTGAGCTGGAGCTCGGCGAGGAGTCCAGGCAGCTGGTGCGCTCTAAGCTTGTCGACCGCGAGGTGTTTACCTTGGCGCGGCAGGCGCTTGAGCGGCTGCGCACGATCCCCAGCCGGCTGCGCGGCAAGCTGGCTGCCGAGTCGGACCCGCGTGCCTGCGAGGCGCTGCTGGATGCCGAGGTTGCGATGGTCTGCGAAGAGCTGCAGCGCGCCGCCCGGGCGATGGCTGCTGCGATGGCGGGGCCCATCCCGCCCGCTCAGGCCGCCGCATGAACCTCAACGACTACAGCGCCGACTACGACGTCGCCCTGGCGGACGCTACCGCCGTCACGGTCGACGCCTGGTGCCGCGGCTGGACGATACCCGTGCGGCTCAGCGTGAGCGAGTGGTCGGACCAGCACCGCGAGATCGCCAAGGGTGCCGGCGCCGAGCCCGGCAAGTGGCGCACCGCGCGCACGCCCTACCTGCGCGAGATCATGGACGCGCTCAGCGACCACTGCCCTGTGCGCGAGGTCACGTTCAAAAAATCGGCGCAGATCGGCGCGACCGAGGTCGGCATCAACTGGGCCGGCTACATAATCGACCGCGGACTGGACTCGATGATCGTCGCGCAGCCGGTCAAGGATCTGGCGCGCAGCTGGAGCACATCGAAATTCGACCCGGCCGTCGCGCTGATGCCGGTGCTGCGCGAGAAAATCGAGTCAGACAACACCACCGAGAAGCGCTTCCCGGGCGGCACGCTGTGGGTGATCTGGGCCAACTCGTCCAACCAGCTGCGGCAGCGCACTGCGCGGTTCCTTTTTGAGGACGAGTTCGACGAGTACCCGATGGACCTGGGCGGGCAGGGTGGCGCCGCCGCACAGCTCGAGGCGCGTACGATGTCGTTTGGCGACCGCGCGAAAATCTACCGCGCATGCACGCCCACGGTGGCCAACAAAAGCCAGATCGACCGCGCGTTCCTGGAGGGGGATCAGCGCTATTACCACGTGCCGTGCCCGCACTGCGGCCACCACCAGGTGCTGCAGCTGGAGCACCTGCAGGAAAACGGCACGTTCGCGTGCCAGGCCTGTGGCGTCGAGATCGAAGAGCACCACAAGGAATCGATGCTCCGCGAGCGCAGCGCCTGCGCCGGCTGCGGTGAGCGGCCGCTGCGGGTCATCACCGGCATGGCCGCCGGTGCGCTGCGGTTCGCGGACGTGTGCCGCTGTGCCACGGTGGCCGACCCGCCGCCCCCGGACGGCGCTTACTGGCAGCCGCGCAACGCAGGCGCCGCTTCGGCCGAGCATCGCAGCTATCACATCTGGGGCGCCTACGCGCCGGAGGGCATCGGCCTGAGCTGGGCGGCCATCGCCAAGCGGCGCAAGGAGGCTGACGCAACCCCGGACCTGCAGGCCGGCTTCACGAACCTGATCTGCGGCGAAGTGTTCGAGGGCGAGCGCAAGGAACAGGACGCCGACGAGATCAGCGCGCTGGCCGAGCCCGGCGTCAACCGTGGCGTGGTGCCGGCCGGCGGGCTGATCCTCACCGCCGGCATCGACTGCCAGCACGACCGCTTCGAGGTGCAGGTGATCGCCAAGGGTCGTGGCCAGCGCACCCGCGTGGTCGACTACGCGGTGGTCGATGGCGACCCGTCGCGGCCGGACGGCTACGCCGACCTTGACGCTTACCTGCAGGGCGTGTGGCGCAACGTGCACGGCCGCGACATGCACATCGGTGCGCTCGCGGTGGACGGCGGCAACTGGACCGAGATGGTCGCGCAGTACGTGAAGTCCAAGGTCGGGTTTTCCGGCAGCCACCGGATGGTCAAGGTTGGCGAGGGCTACCGCAAGCAATCGATGTACTTGGTGCGCGGCCGCTCGGAAAAGAAGTCGGAGCGCGCCGTCTACCGGCCTGCAAAAACGGAAGTCAACGTGCGGGAAAAGACGCTCGCCCGAAGCGTCGGGCTGTGGGGTGTTGGCACCAGCGTGCTCAAGCACATCGTCTTCGGCTGGCTGTCTTCGGCCGTCACCGCCAAGGCCGGCGCCGCGAAGATTGGCGAGGCCGACCCGATCGAGGCGCGGATGCTGCGCTTTCCCGGTGGCCGCGGCGAAGTGTACGACCCGATCAAGCCCGATGCCGGCGCTCTGGCGCCGAGCTACTACAAGGGCCTGGTCTGCGAATACTTCGACCTCGACGCGCAGGCGTGGATTACGCCGAAGGGCGCCCGCAACGAGCCTCTTGATTCGCTGATTTATGCCGAGTGGGCGGCGCTGAGCCCCGCCATCAAGGTCGACGCGATCCGCGAACCGCAGTGGCTCGCGCTCGAGGCGATGTTCGAACCGGACGCCCCCGACCTTTTCAACACTCCGAACGCCCCCCGTCAAACACCGCCGCCGGTTGCTGCTCCCCAACAGCCCGCTGCCGCGCCCCGTGAAACACAAAACCGCCGCGGCATCGTCGACGGCGACTGGAGCTTTGACCGATGAGCGCTGACACCGACCGCACCGCCGCCCTGCGCCGGGAGCTGATCCGCGGGCTGGTCGAGGAGACCGGCATGCGCGAGGTGCTGGCCCTGCCAATAGCGAACAGCCTGGTGGCCTACCTTCAGCGCGAGCGGCCGGGGCAGAGCCTCTACATCCCGGCCGCGCCGCGGCAGTACGACCTGCTGCAGATCCACGCCGCGCTCATGAAAGAC